AATTTGAAAGTCTAAATAATTTTGAATAGATGGATTAATAGTTTGAAGTGCTTTTACTAACTGATCAAACCCAGTAGTAGGAGCAACTGTACTAGGACGCACATAGGTATCTACTGGCTGTGCTTGTGGTCTGAAACTGTTAGTCATTAGGCTTTAAGTTTGAGATAATCTTTAAGAGTTTTAGTTGGGCTTGTGATATTGATGTAATTGGTAAGACCTGTATTAGCAACATCAGCAATAGTTCCTAGTAAAGAAGGAGCTTTAGCAGAAGCAGTATTTCTAATGTCAATTGCTTGGTTATATCTTTCTTCTCTTTGTGCTTCTAATCCTTTTAAGTTCCTTCTATATTGCTGGTCAGCTGATTGGATAGTTTGTTCTAAAGAATTTTTCCAATTACCTGCTTCTCTTTCTGCATCAGCTAATAATAAATCAACAGTTAAACCTGCTCTTTCTGTAGCTCTTATTGCTCCTTTGGCTTGAAGAGTTTTCTTTGAAACTTTAAATTTCTCTTGTTCTGCTGCTTGTTTTTCTTCTCTTAGTCTTGCATTTAAACCTTCTGTCTGATCTATAAATGCTTGGTTAGCTGACTCAGCTGCTCTTTGTGCTGCTTCATATTGATAGTTTGCTACCTTTTGACCTTGTATATATTGAAGTCCAGATGTAACCCCTTGTATTGCTAACGAGGTCCAAAATAAAGGAGCAGTTGTTCCTAGAGCTGGTAATGCTGCGACGCACATTTAAGCGATCCTCACAAATTCAAAAAAGGGTTTCTTCATATGACCGTATTCAGGATTGAATTTAACAAAGGTAAAGCCGAGTGTCTTTAACCATTTAATTGCAGACTTATTCTCTGCATATACCGAATTATATAAGACATTCTCCTTTTGCAAAAGATTATCTATCCACTTTCTTCCTTCTCTTATTAATTGTATCTTATATTTTCTCCTACTAAATAATTCTTCTGTAGCAACCATCCATATAACACCGTTAACAACAACACCACATAAACCCATTGGTTGATCTTTATCACCAGCTATTGTCATTACCCTTTTAGATGATAAATATGTTCTTCTAACTGCTTCTTCTGGTTGTTCTCCTGTTTGGTAATAAGCTTCAATTTTGTCTAAAACTCTCAAGTTATGTGTAGGTAAGAATGTATTGTTTTTAATATCAATGTCTACTCTGTCAGATTTACTCATCACAGGAACTTTAAATGTACCTGTCTCTAAATTAATCTGACCAATAGTAGAAGACTCTGAACCTAATAGCTGACCAGTAAATTTATAAGTACTTGTGTCTCTATTTTCTGGTGTGACTTCTACTTTAAAGAAACCAGTATCTTCATATTTTAGATAGAAGTGATGTAACTGTAATCTTCCACTAATAAATTCACCACCAGCACTAGCACCAGGGGTTTGTTCAGTTAATCGCTGCTGACTAAATCTATATTGCATTTCATATGGCTCACCAATAATTACTTTGGCCGAACGATAATCAACATCTGCTTCTGAATAAACATATGTGCTTGCACCAGAAGTACTTGCTGTTATTGTTTTTATTTTTTGTCCTGGTTTTACAGTTGATGTTTCATCATCAGCCAAATATCTTCCAATAATGGACATATCTGCATAAGTTTTATAAGGCAATGTCCATCTAGTTCTATTCTTTGCTGCTGTCTCACCTGCTAATTGAGCTGAAATTGGATAATCAACAGATACCCCAGTAGTTGCTTCTGTAACTTTATGGTCTAAGTGATATTGGAACGTTGCATTTGCTTCTGTATAGTCTGGTTCAAATGGTAACTTCTCTAATGAAGTAACATTATCACTATTTCTAATTACCAAATATAAGTCACTATTAATAAAGTCAATATTTAATATAGAACGAGAAGAATTAATAGAAAAAGTAGACCAAGAATTTAAGATCTTCTGGAAGTTATCACCATATAACCATCTGTTTATATATATTTTATGTGGGTTATCCGTGCCTAATAAGATTAAAACATCTTCGCTAGTTGAGACTGCTAATTTAAATATATTAGCTGGAATATACTTAGGAATATGAATAGTAATATCACTAGCATCTTTAATCTCTACATTTTTTTGAGTAACATATTCTCTTACACCAGCAAACAAACCTTTCTTAGTTAAGTAATAAATACTATTACCACTTCCTACAGGTAAAGCTTGAGTACTACTCTCAAACTCTGTTGCTACAACTACGTTTGCAGTCTTTGGTGTTAACGTATCAGATGAACTTGATAATATAAACTGTGTCTGATCTGAGAATAAAATTAACTGTTCACCCATTGTGATTGAGTGTTTTAATATTGATACTTTAGTATTAGAAGCTGCCACATCAATAGGATCAGAATCAATAATAGTCGTTACTGTTTCTGGAAAGAAATTAAAGAACTGAGAGACTCTAGATAAGATGACATTATCATCAGCTAAAAAGCCTAATCTGTTTCTGAAAAATATAACGTTATTAATAGTAGTACCAATAAAAGAAGGATCAGGAGCTGTATTTAAATCACCTACAGTTCTTTCCGGCCATTTAGGTAATGTAGAATTATTTACTTTACCAAAGTTGACATTACCACTTGTGCTTAAAGATCCTGCCGCTGTAAAACTAAATGAGTTGTCATTTATTTTTGTAATACTAAAAGTACCATCAACAGCGTTACCAGAAGTAAAGTCAAACTTTACAGAATCACTACTTGATAATCCATGATTATTAGAAGTTACTGTAACTGCCGTTCCTGATTGTGCATATGTTCCAGCAGTATTGCGGTCTGTATAAGTACCACCATCAGCTTCTGCAAATATAAAATCACCATCAGCTTGCCTTATTAAAACATGAGGCATTGTTGAATAATCAAATTGCTTTTCAATTCCTAATTTTGCTGTTTCTTCCCATCTCCCTTCTTGTAATACACCGTCTGATACATTACTGTTTTTAACGATAAATTTTACATAGTAATTGTCAAAATTAGTTGTATCATCTCCCTTTATTTCTACAACAAATTTATTAGGTGCGATTGTAGGTAGGTCAGTAAATGTTTGAACAGAGTCTTTTATTAAAGTTATTTGTGTACTACCTTGGCTATCAGTGGTATCTATATAAAAATCAGAACCATCATTTTTATAAATCCATAGCACTGGACCATTCTGTTTAATTTGAAAACCACTGTTACCAGTTGTACTTAAAGCAGCTCCGTATAACGTGACATGATCACTATCAAAATCAGTGGTACCAGTAAGACCATTTTTGAACCTTGTAGCAATTTTATTTGTATTAATTTCATTTGTATCATCTTCTGGACTAATTATAACTTTACGGCTACCAGTAGATCCTGTCCCTGGATCTGTATAAGTCGTAGAATCAGACACCATTAATGTGTAATCAGTCTTATTCGTAGCCTGATTAACAAAAACTATTGCTGAATTTGTTAATGTTAAAAATGTATCATTACTGCCATTTCCAGTAGTATCAATAGCTTGATATGGACCAGTTGTTAATGCTGGATTCATCTTTGTCTTAACAGAAGTGTTAACAACAAAGGTATAGTCTGCAACTGTAACTGTTTTTATTTCTCCTCTAGGGTTAGATGTATCTAAATAACTAACACCATCAGGTGTATGTACTGTCTTTTCTGTACCATTAATATCATAAACTTTTACTGCTCCGTTACTAAATACAGCTACATATCTTTCATCTAAATCTTTATTAATTGTATGTACGTGAACATTAGAATCAGTAGGAAAATTAGATAACGTTGCTAGGTATTGAAGTCCTCCTCTCTTTTGTAATCCTTGTACTGGTGAGCTATCTGCATTTTCCTGTATATCTGCATGGTCTGGTTGTTTCGTTGCATCAGCAGCTTGTGATACCCCTCTTAGGAGAGTAGGAATAGCTCTTGAAATAACACCCATAATTACCTAATTAATACACTAGAAGGAGAATAAGTACTAAAGACATCAGTTAAAGCTGGATCACCTCTTAATAGATTATGGTCAGCATTACTTAAATCAGTTTCCATTAAGATTGATCTTGCTCTTACTTCATCTTGTTGTGTAAAGGTTCTTAATCCTTC